AGATCGGGGTCAATCCCGATTTCCTGTGCTATCCGGCGTGCCTCTGCGCGGTAATCCATTTATTCATACCCAATCGACTTACGTTTCGCGTCCATAAATGGCCTAATGATTGATTTAAGAATTGGAACTTTCTTAACAATCTTAGCGACACGAGCGCCGTATTTATCGTATGCGTTAAAGAACCAATCTGGTGAGTGACCAACAACCCAATCGCGGAATTCCAGCCAACGCGGATCATCCTCGCCGTAAACCTCACGCGCTACCCAGCACATCTTCATCATCGCTATAGTCTGAAGGACATTAAATAGCCCAGGTTTTTGTGATTCTGTCGTTGTGCTTTGGCTTGGAATTCCGCCTAGTGCAGCCAGTGGTGCTGATAGTGACGCGCCCGGTGCACCAGTAAACCCAGCGTACTGACCCTTCGCTGCGTCAATAAGAGCTTGCTGGACACCTTGCTGTAGTAAACCCTGCTGCGCTTGTTGTTGTTGAATCTGTGAGCCTATATTGAAGCCTTGCTGGCCTAATCCCCCCAAGCCACTAGCCGCAGCCTGCTGGATCCCAGCACCAGTAAATTGACCTTGGTAATTAGCTAAGTTTGCCGCTTGCTCAAACTGAGCTTGTTGTAGGGCTTGCTGTTGTGCCTGATTAAACGCCTGTTGACGCTGCTGCGCAGCAAAGTCGGCAGCGGTGCGGCCATATTCACCAGCCGCAACGCCCTCTGCCACACCATGGCGCGATCCGCCAAATGCGCCAGCCGCACTAGCTTGCGCACCAAGCTGGTTCATCCCCATCTCCTGCTGGCGAGCAATATCCCGCTGACCACGCTCAATAACCTGCTGCGTGTATGGGTTCATGTATTGATTTATGTCTGCCGTTGCAAGTTGGGCTGCTTGCATATTTGCTGGCTGGAAGTTTGCTAAATCACCATAAGCACTTTTAGCCTGCCCCATTGCCCCAGCGGCTTGCCCAAAGATGTTGCCTCCGCCTGCTCCTGCTGCTGCACCCATTTTACGCGTCCTTCTTTATCATACCCACCGCAAAGAATTGAGCGGTGCGCAATGTGAATTTAATAGCGCTAAGTAAAGTGCGCTTCTTGCCGTTCGCAAATGCGATGTAATCGCGGAATTCCTGGTAATGTTCGTGTGCTTTGCCTTGCTCAATCTTTTGATTACCAAGGTAACGATAGCCACGGCGGATTGCCTCACCCCACCACTTGTCGTGCAGGTTATGCATACACCAAACAACTGCCTCACGTTTCATTTGTGGTGTAAACCCACCAGAAGAAACAGCGTGCGTTGCGATTACGCAGCTATCGCCGCCTTCACCGCCTTCACCGCCTCCGCTATCCCCTTGGCCAAAGTCACCTGGCGTAAGACCAAGAGAATTAGATAATCCGCCTAAAGCGCCGCCAAATTTATCGCCACTCTGCCCAGGCCCACCACCATCAAACATATCGCCAAAGCTAATGTATCCTGCGTTGGTTCCCATTGCGCTTGATACGCTATCGCGATCGTCTGCGTAACCCCTAGTATCAAATCCGCCAGTGGTAGTTATTGGTTCTTCACCAGTAGTGTAGTCAACAGGATCCCCCATCATTGAACCGCGTTCCCCGGTGATTGGGTCAATGAAGAAGCCTTGCATGTATTCATACTGTCCTGGGCGGTTTGCTTGCAGCTCCTGCAAGCTCTGTTCATACATTGGCGCCGATGAATAACCGCGCATTCCGCCCGCGAAAGTTTCAGCCTCTGGCATTCCGGTAAGCTGAGAAGCTCCAACTGTTGGCATACCGAACGCGCCAGCCGCCATATTAGTTGAACCAAACGCCGCTTCCTGCATAGGCGTGAACGCCGCTACATCCGCGCCGTAATATGGAACATAACCAAGCCCGGCTATACCTTCAGCGCGGGTTAAGTTACGCTTTGCTGCGTCCTCAATGTACTTTGGAACTTCTACTTTTGTTGATGTTGAGCCGCCTTTAGACATTCTCAAACTCCTTAATGTATGACGTGTGCACGGCCTGCCATCCATGCTCCGCTAATGGTTTCTTCCAGCCGTGGCGCCCCGTCATGGTTAAAGCCTCACAGCCTTGCGTCTTGGCCCATGCTATCACATCTTTATGCATTTCCATAATTTGCCGCAATTCGCCGCCACCTAGAAAAACGTGTAGTACCTTTTTTTTAGGATATACCACAATTTCCGTTATTATGCACCCCTTTGGCGCAGGCCACAACTGCATCGCTCCCGAATACAATGACCGCTCAACATCCTTAAAGTCGTGCGTGCCGCCGGAATACTCCAACGCTGCCTCGATCCAGCCCCGGCAACGCTCTAATTCACTTATAGGATTGTAAGCATTCATCCGTGCAACCTCGTAATTGCAATCGTTGACGCAGGCGCGGCAGGCGCAAATCCTGTTGCAACCGTGGCATCTAAAAACCCGCTTGTGCTATCTACTGCCCACATAGCCTCTAAATAATCATTGGCACTTACATCAAAAATCGCAGAGCGTGACACAACTAACACCGAACCGTTTTGGTGCAGCGCGTTTTTCATCGTTGACCCTGTAACATCTACCCCGTTGATACGAGGCCAAAACCAGAAGTTCACTGTGCTGCTGGACGTTGATGCAATTTGCGCAGAAAAGCTAATCATGTATTGACCAGCTTCAGCGAACACAATGCGACTTGCAGGCGTTCCATTTGTTACGCCCTGTGCGATGCTAGAAGTGTACGTCAAAGCGTATGCTGTGTTTGTGGATGCCGCTGTCTGGTCTGTTGTGACTGCGCCAGCGTATTGGCCATCCTCTAAGACGATCTGCACAAACGCGCCATTCTTGGACACAACGGGATAACCGTTTTCGTCATCCCACAAGATAACGCCGTTTTCTGATGGATTGTCATCTGCTGTCTTGAAGTACAGGCGCGGAAGTTGCCTGCGCAGATATGCTGTTAGGTTATTGCCCCAAGCCTTTACGTTATCGCCAATTGGAGGTAGGACAGGTGCAGCCATTACCTACGCCCACCCGCTTTTGCGTCTACCCGCATTGTGCCAACACGCCACGCTGCGTAAGGTGCGTCACCCTCTACGCGCATTCTGATCTGACGACCTGAGAAACGCACGGCAGTCGGGCTAGACGGCGTATACGGCCCATGCGTGTATTCTGTGTCGTTGGGGTAGTATCTGCTCTTGAAGGTAACATCTACATCGCCCTGCGTCTTTTCGTCAGGGATCAAGTCTGTAACTTGCATGATGCTATCGCCGTTGCCAATGCTGATCGGGCCGCTTTCTGCGAATACAGATTGCTCTGTGCCGCTGACTGCGTAGGACAATCCAACCTCATGGTCATACATTGCGCCATCAGCATCCATCAACATTGGATACTCAAACACACCGCGTGACGCGCCAGTTGTGCGGGATAGGTTGCCGATAAGCCAGTGGTTTTCTTTGTAATCAAACGCCACATAGCGATCTATTTCAGTACTTTCCGATGAGGGATAAAACCACCAAATTTCGCCAAACTGTCCGTTGGTAAACGCCCATGTTTTGCTTTTCTGTGAGGTGTTGATGTCGCTAAAAACATAATCATGGACATCGCACGGTATCTCAGAAACCAAGTTACCGTCAAAGCGGAAAAACCCGCCATTCCCCATCCAGAACACGCCCATGTCAACGTCTGCCGCTGCTTGGCGCGAAATGATGCCACAAGACGTGCCAACACGCTCAAAGCCATACACATAGGGTGGGCCAATGTATCGTGCTGTATGCGCGTCAATGTCTGTGATGATTAGCGTCTGACCGCGTGTACGAACTGCCGTTTCAATCTGGCCTGAAGTTTGCAATTCAATGTCGCCAGCTTCGTTTGTCGCGGCGGCTGTCCATGTCGTATTGTCTTCGCGGTCACACCACTGAACTTTGCGCGGATTAGCGCCTGCGCCTAGTGCAAAGATAAAACGTTCTTCTGTAACGACTAAGCCAAGGTTGTTTATAGGCGCGTTTGCAATTACCGCTGCGTCTGATGATGTGCCAAGCTGCCACTCTAGCAAACGTCCGTCTGCCGTAGAACACGCGACAAGGTATTCGCCCCAGTTATCCAGCGACCATGTGGTTGCAGCAACTAGGTTGCCAGTGTCAGGACGCGGTGTGCCGTATGTACCCGCACCGTAGAAGCCATAACCGTAGCCAATGTTGACCGCAGCATCCTCTGAACCCGCTGTTAGGTCAGTCGGAGCAATGTCGTATGCAGTGCCGCCAGAGACAACTGCGAATAGCTCGTTATACGATCCCGCCGCAACATAGCGCGTGCCGTTGTTGCTCTCCCAAGTGTGCATACCGCGCGGTGCGTTTGTCGTAATACTGGCAATGTTCTCATTCACACGCCAGCCGCCGATAGGACGCAGCGATCCGTCACGCCAGCGAACAAGTGAGCCATCACGCCAACGACCAGATGCATCCAACTCCGTACCTGTGCGGTAGAAGCCTGCGGGGATTTTAAGCGGTATGAGAGCCATGCGCGTTACTCTGGTTTAGTGGGCCAGTTGATGGTGTTTGGAAAGCCTGCTTGCTGTGGTACGTTGAGCAAGTCAGTGCGGTACTGTGTCCATTCGTTTTGTTTTTCAGTTGTTAAGTCTGCCCAACGTAGTGGGTTAGTGACGATAGGGTCTACTTCCAATACTAGCCTGCGATCCCTTTCATTGCGCACAAACTGTGCTGTTTCTGCATCTAGTTCCTCTTGAGTGGGCGCTACGTAGGCACTGAAGTTTGAACCTATGAGAGTGCGTAAAGCAGCATGATCCACTGAAGGATTGGTCACATTTGCATCTATCGTGTAAGGTATCCAGCCGTATTCTGGATGATTGATCTCTACATCCATACGATTACTGTTTGCGTCTAGTGATACTGCGTTACGACACTCTGTAATTACGATAGTCATAATAAAATCTCCCTTTATGATGCAATTTTTAAAAATAGTGTATAGCGGCCGTATGTGTTAGAACTACCAACATTAGAGCGACCCATTGCTCGCCACGTTCCAGAAAGTGCGCTGCCACCTTTTGTGGTAGAAGGGAAAATCGAGCCGTCATCTGCGAGTGATGAGTTGCTATCGGTATGACCAGCAGGTTCAATTGATGAGCCGGCCACAGTTGAACCATCCGTCACTCCAGTCCTATAAGCAGCACCAAAAACGTAAGTACCTAAACCACCATAGCTTAGACCCGCTATTGTAGAACCAACCTGCGAAGATGCAAGGTAACCCGCCGTAGAGTGATCACCCCAGCCATACGCCGTATTCCAATTGCTTGTATCTGATGATGAAGGGATGTTTGAGACTTGTGTGGACGTTGGGATTTCATAACCGCTTGCCATTGTTACAGACAATGTACCAGATGTGGTAACTGGCGACCCGCTTACCGAAAAGCCTGTTGGCATATTTAAGCCAACACTTGTAACTGTCCCCGACCCACTCGCAGCGTTAATCGTGTCTATTTGGCTTTGTATGTTTGACGTTGCGCCAGATAAGTATCCAAGCTCTGCGACTGTAACAGAGGTTGCCGCAAATCCATCAATTGCATTCAAGTCTGCCGCAGATGCCGTAACAGGCGTTGTGCTAATCTCCCACGAACCTTCTGTAAGGTTTGGCGTAATCGCGTTCGTGCCGTCAGCATTACTGTTTATCTCTTGGACAATATCGTCCAACGCGGTATTGATGGTTGTACCCCAACTATCCTCAGAACCGCCTACCGTTGGTTTGGTTACTGTTAAAACCATCTAAATCTCCTATGCAGCTTCTGACCATGTGTCGGTTGGGTCAGTAACATCAGTCCATATATCTGTTGGCTCCGCAGCTTCTGTCCAAGTGTCGCTACTTGCCGTTTGAGTTGCCCATACACTATCATCATCTGCTTGTTCTGTCCAACTGTCAGCGACAGGCTCCTGATAATCCCAAGTAAATCGCGCTGGTAGCGTAGGTATGCCAGCGGTTATTTCTACCACTGTTAGCGCGTATTCTTGGAAGAACGGCAGAGCATCCACTTGTGGTGCGCTTGCAGCAATATCAACTGGCGCAAAGTTAGAGATGACAGAAACAGTCGCGCTGTCTACCGTAGGTGCAGAAAGCGTAATCTCAACTGGGGCAAAGTTAGATATAACCGCTGCTGTAATATCATCAACAACTGGGGTGCCTGATGTTATTTCTTGCGGCGCAAAGTTGCTGATGATTGACGCAGCAATGCTGTCAACAACAGGCGTTGTGCTTATGCCACCTGCGCTAAAGTTATAAACAACCGTTACGCTTGCGCTATCTACAACAGGAGTGCCAGAAGTAATATCAATCGCTGGGATTGTTTCATCTTCAAATACAGAGGCAGTATCAACGACAGGTATTCCTGCCGTAATGCTATCCACGACAATAGATACTGGCAGACTTAGATTTACATTATCGTCTGCCAGAGGCGTTTTTGAGAGTGCGTTAAAACCTAGCATATTGGCAACCGATCAATACTATGAAGCATTTATAACACAACTCATCATAATGTTAAAGCTTCCATAATCTCCGCTGGCCTGAACAGACCTGTTTGTATTTACGTCATTTTGGATTTCATAATACATCTTAATTCTATTATTATTTTCGCCAGTTCCTAAGTAATTCCCATCCCAGAAAGTACCATTGATTGATGGCTCTGCTGTGTATGACGAGTAGGTTGCAATTAGTATGTTTGGCGGATCATAGGTGCTTGTTGTCAACGTTTGAGTTGAGGGAGTTCCACTTGTTTGATTGCTATTGTTTATTGAAGAAACTTGTATAGTTGTCACGGGATTAGTGGGCCTAAATGTAAGCATTATTGCTGCGTCATAGCTGTCAGCGCTGCGCGTAAATGTTGTTGTTAAGTCTGATGATGATAATAGCTTGTACTGAAACATATCCTCAAATGTACTATTGACTGATGTTATCTGCGTAAAGCCAGAATATACAGTCGGCGCAGGGCCAGTAGCAGTTGATGAGTATGCTATGGCAATATCTCCCTCCTGAGTTCCAGATGGGACTTGTATGTTGAGGTTTGTTGTGGCGTAGCTTACGCCGACAAAGGTAAACGATTGAAGGGTTCCCGCGCCAGCCGCCATACTCATTCTGCGCGCGGTCATGCTCATGCCATTGCATCCCCAGCCAAGAAGCCGTACCAAGTAATGCCACCGTCGTGTGTAGCGAATGCAAGCAAGTCAGTTTCGCCAGATGCAGGTGCGTCAGGCGCTGTGCCGCCTGCCCAGTCGACAGATGCAGGATAGGTGATTGTATGTGTGCCGCCAGCGGTTAGCTTGAGTGTAAAGCTATACGCAGTGTTTGTCGCTGGTGGGTTACTGAATGTAAATGTGGTGTTAGCGGATGTTGTTAGCGCAAAGAAATTTCCAGTTTCGCAATCAATAGCAACTGTTGCGCCAGATAGTGCGCTGTAAGTTTCATTAACGCTGTCGGCAATAAACTCACCATTAACAGTTGCGCTTCCCATGCTGGCCGCACCAGAGATAGACGCAGAGCCTGAAATAGACGCAGAGCCTGAAACCACCGCACTAGCAAGCGTAGCAACACCAGACACATTGACTGTGCCTGAGACAATAGCGCTTGCCATTGTAATGTTATTGGACACAACTACCTGTCCAGTGTGGTCAAACGTGCCTACTGTCGTTAAATCACCAGTTATACTAACGTCACCAGTATGCGTGGGTTGAACAATACCGCTGCGCGGAAACGTGACAGCTGCATCGCCGCTACCATCTTCTCCAGTTACAATGATTGCGCCGTTTGGCGTCTCAAGTTTTAGTGGCATATCTAGCCCCTATTCTGGTTTTACAGGCCAATCTTCGTCATTTAGATGCGGCCAATTTGCATGATTGGTTATATCACGCAGCGCCTGTCGATAGCTAGTCATTGCCGCATCCATAGTAACGTCGGTCAACGCAAAGTAATCTGTTGCTGCCAGCAATTCATTGCGCTTAAACCTATTCTTATCGGCCATGCGCTGATCGTACTGGTCTATTTCATCTTGAGATTTATTCACGGCAACGCACTTTGACACCCAAGCGCCATTTTCAAGCACTGGCTGCTGACGTTCAATTTTTTGCGTCCTAATGTCAAACTCTGGCGCGGCTTCCTCTGTCACTGGGTAAACACCAAAGTCAGGCAATCCAGCCTCTGGCATCTTTTTGGGGAAACTTGTGCGGGGGAACTCGTTTTTAAGATTGACGATTGATAGCGGGTACACAACACTGCTATCTTGATTTACCTTTATGAACTGCATGGTGTTCCTTTCTTACCTAAATATATACGCTTTTCCGCTAGACGTACTGCCAGCGGCATCTTCGGCATAAGCACCAACTATTGCATAACTGTCTGAGACAGATACGCTATAGCCAAATAAATCGCCTGAGCTTGTACTATAGGCGTTAGGGTTATCTAACGTATGAAGCAAAGCGCCAGTAGACGGGTTGAATATGTAGGCTTTTCCGCTAGACGATCCTCCAGCGTCATCTTCGAAATAAGCACCAACTATTGCATAACTGTCTGAGATGGATACGCTATAGCCGAAATAATCGCTTGCGCCTGTGTCATAAGCACTAGGGTTATCTAACGTATGAAGCAGAGAACCAGTAGACGGATCAAATATGTAGGCTTTTCCGCTATTACCTCCGCTAGCGTCATCTTCTTGATAAGCACCAACTATTGCATAACTGTCTGAGATGGATACGCTAAAGCCAAATCGGTCGTTTGAGCTTGTACTATAGGCGTTAGGGTTATCTAACGTATGAAGCAAAGCGCCAGTAGACGGGTTGAATATGTATGCTTTTCCGCTATTCGATCCGCTAGCGTCATCTTCTTGATACGCACCTACTATGGCATAACTGTCTGAGATGGATACGCTATGGCCAAATAAATCGTTTGCGCTTGTGCTATAAGCGTTAGGGTTGTCTAACGTATGAAGCAGAGCGCCAGTAGACGGGTTGAATATGTAAGCTTTTCCGCTAGACGATCCGCCAGCGTCATCTTCGAAATAAGCACCTACTATGGCATAACTGTCTGAGATAGATACGCTGCGGCCAAATAAATCGTTTGCGCTTGTGCTGTAAGCATTAGGGTTGTCTAGCGTATGAAGCAAAGCGCCAGTGGACGGGTTGAATATGTAAGCTTTTCCGCTAGACGATCCGCCAGCGTCATCTTCTAAATAAGCACCTACTATGGCATAACTGTCTGAGACAGATACGCTATAGCCAAATTGGTCGTCTGCGCTTGCACTATAGGCGCTAGGGTTATCTAACGTATGAAGCAGAGAGCCAGTAGACGGATCAAATATGTAGGCTTTGCCGCTATCCGATGCGCCAGCTTCATCTTCTAAATGCGCTCCTACTATGGCATAACTGTCTGAGGTGGATACGCTGCGGCCAAATTGGTCATTTTGGGAGCCTCCATATTGAGAGTTTGTTACATTGTTTAATGTGTATTTGTAATTGAATGAGCTATCATATACATATGCTTTACCGCTGGTAGACCCCAAAACGTCATCTTCGGCATACGCACCGACTATAGCATGAGTATCTGAGATAGATACGCTATAGCCAAAATTGTCGCCTCCGCTTGTACTATAGGCGTTAGGGTTATCTAACGTATGAAGCAGAGAGCCAGTAGACGGGTTGAATATGTAGGCTTTTCCGCTAGAATTTCCGCCAGCATCATCTTCTTGATAAGCACTTACTATTGCATAACTGTCTGATATAG